AATTCTTCATCACGCTGTTCCAGCGGATCGTGGACATCGTCGGACCGATCGTCGAACGACTCGTCAAACTGGTCGGAGACGCCATCGGAACACTCGTCAACATCATCGTCGGATTCGTCGACTACATCCGACCCATGTTCGAACTGTTCTGGGATGCGCTCCTCACCTACGTCAAAGTCGCCTTCGAAGCGATCGAGAACACCATCGAGATCGCCCTCGCCATCATCCGAGGCATCTTCGAAGCAGGCACCGCCCTCCTCAAAGGCGACTTCGGAGGAGTCTGGGAAGCCCTCAAAGGGATCGTCACCGACGCCCTCGACGCCATCAAAGACTTCATCTCCACCGCCTTCGGAGACATCATCGACTTCGTCGCAGGCGTCCCCGAGAAACTCGGGAGAGCAGCCAAAGGCATGTTCGACGGCATCAAGAACGCCTTCAAAGAAGCCATCAACTTCATCATCCGAGCATGGAACGGACTCGAGTTCCGCATCCCAGGGTTCTCCATCGGACCGATCGGCTACGACGGATTCACCCTCGGCGTCCCCGACATCCCGCTCCTCGCAGACGGAGGCATCGTCAACCGAGCCACCCTCGCCGTCATCGGAGAAGCAGGACCAGAAGCCGTCGTCCCGCTCGACCGTGCTCGAGGAGGACTGCCAGGCGGACCCACCTACAACATCACCGTCCAAGCAGGAGTCGGAGACCCAGGCACCATCGGACAAAGTGTGGTGGAAGCCATCGCAGCCTACGAACGTCGAAACGGAGCAGGCTGGAGAGCAGCGTGAGCCACATCCTCCCGCTAGACACCACCGTCGAGTTCTACGCCGACTCCGGAGCAGCAGACCCGTTCATCCTCGACTCGCCCACCAACGGCATCCTCGACGAAGACATCCTCGAAGGCACCTCACCGGTCGACATCACCAGCGACGTCTTCACTGTCACTGTCCGCAGAGGACGATCCCGCTGGCTCGACGACATCCAAGCAGGCACCTGCAACATCTCCGTCGAGAACCGTGACCGAGACTACGACCCGACAGGAGGAGGCACCTACTCGACCGACATCGTCCCAGGGAAACGGTTGCGCATCAAGACCGGCTCCACGACGATCTTCACCGGAGACATCGACGACTGGAACCTCAACTACACGATCGACGGAGACGCAACAGCGACCGCTGTCGCCTCCGACTACCTCACGCTCCTCGGCAGAACCAAACTCGACTCGTTCACGACGAGCTCGCAGCTCGCAGGAGAACGCCTCGAAGCCATCCTCGATCGCAGCGAAGTCGACTTTCCTGTCGCTGACCGAAACATCGACGACGGAGTCACCACCCTCCAAGCAGACACGGTGAGTGCAGGCACCGACGTCGCCACCTACGCCAAACTCGTCGAACGCACAGAAGGAGGACGCCTGTTCGTCGCAGCCGACGGCAAACTCACGTTCCAGAACCGGCGCACCGCCATCCCATCGACAGCGACCGCCACGTTCGACGACACCGGCAGCAACATCCCGTATGCGAACATCGGCATCCAAGTCGGCTCCGAACTGCTCTACAACCGAGCGACCGTCACCCGCAACGGAGGCAGCGTCCAGAGCGCAGACAACGCCACCTCGCAGGACGCCTACGGCATCCGCACCCTCGACTACACAGGACTCCTGTTCACCGCCGACAGCGACAGCCAAGACTTCGCAGACTTCCTCGTCGGACGATATGGCACACCTCGAGTACGCATCGAACTCCTCGAAGTGAACCTGGCACGGCTGACGAGCAGCCAAGCGAACACCGTCGTCGCTCTCGAGCTCGGAGACGTCATCCGAGTGATCTACAGCCCACCAGGAGGAGGAACAGCGATCGACCAGACCGGAGTCGTCGACAAGATCGAACACACCATCGGCATCGACTCCCACCGCATCCGGTTCGGACTGTCCTCTGCGCTCGACCAGCCACTCATTCTCAACGACCCGATCTTCGGTGCGTTAGACTCCGAATACATCCTCGCCTACTAAGGGAGCGTCATGGCGAAACAGACATTCACCTCCGGACAGGTGCTGACCGCAGCCGAAATGAACTCGCTGCAAGAGAACGACTACAACTGGACCGTCACCACCAAGACCGCCTCCTACACGCTGGCAGCAGGAGACGAAGGCACCAGGGTCGTCATGAACAACGCCGGAGCCACCACCATCACCGTCGACGACAGCGTGTTCGCAGCAGGAGACGTCGTCTGGCTTCACAACATCGGAGCAGGCACCTGCACCGTCACCGCAGGCACCGCCACCGTCAACACAGCAGCGTCGCTGGACCTCGCACAGTGGGAGGGTGGAAGCCTGTACTTCACGTCAGCGTCTTCAGCCATCTTTTTTCGTGGATCCGCCGCTGGCGTAGCATACGGAGTCGCAACAGGCGGCTCGTCATCGACGATCACGGTTGGTGGTGAGTCGTACACGCTGCTGACGTTCACTTCATCGGGCACGCTTACTGTGACCGGCGCTGGCATCTTCGACTTCATCGTGGTCGGCGGTGGAGGCGGCGGCGGCACGATCACCGTCCCGTATTACTCCGGTGGTGGCGGCGGTGCTGGCGGCTACATCACCGGTACCACTTACCTCGACACAGATGCCACCATCATTATCGGCGCAGGCGGCGCAGGAGCGTTACCACAAAACGGATCGCACGGTAACGCAAGCGCGCTAAACGACATTGTTGCGAGTGCTGGCGGTCGTGGCGGCACTAACGCTGCCGAGTACCGCTACGGCGGCGGCGGAGCATCTGGCGGCGGTGGCGGTGCCAATGGCAACGACGGCGAAGGCGACGGCTTGTCCGGCAATGATGGTGGCTACGGTTCAGGTAACTACAACGGCGGCGGCGGCGGCGGTTACAGCACCGGCGGTCAAGACGTCGTCGGAGGTTCGACCGGTGGCAACGGCGGCGCAGGCGCAGACGCCTCCACGTTCCGAGGCGAGAGCGCAGGCACTACCTACTACTCGGGCGGCGGCGGCGGTGGCGGTGGAACCACCGGTGGCACGGGTGGTGACGGTGGCGGCGGCAACGGGAATAGCGGCACAACTGATGGTGACGCAGGAGCAGCAAATACCGGTGGCGGCGGCGGGGGCGGCACCCCTAACGGCAAGGCAGGCGGCTCCGGCATTGTCCTAGTGAGGTTTAAAAACTAATGGCACATTTCGCACGCATTGATAGCAACAACGTCGTTCGACAAGTCATCGTCATCAGCGACGACGTAGCACCCGACCCTGCCCCCGACAACGAGCAACAGGGACAGGCGTTCATCGCTGACGTTCTCGGACTCGCAGGCGAATGGAAGCAGACCTCCTACAACGGAAACTTCCGTGGCAGGTACGCCGGTGTCGGCTACACCTACGATCCCGACGCAGACGAGTTCGTGCCACCGACTCCGATGGAGCCGGTTGAGGAGCCTGCACCGTGAGCCGTCCATATACAGGCTGGGACAGAGACGCCACTGGCAGGAGAGCAGGACTCGAGAAACTCGTCGACCTCTGCGAACAGCACTTCGGTGTCTGGAACAACGGCACATGGGGAGTCCGCAAGAAGCGTGGCAAGAGCAGCTCATCCGTTCACGGCACCGGACGAGCAGCCGATCTCTCGTGGCGTGGCGCACCCCACCGTGGCACCGGCAACTATGAGGACGCTCTCCGCCTCATGGAGTTCCTCACCCGACCCGACGTCGCAGACGCCCTCGGCATCGAAGCGGTGTTCGACTATTACCCGAAGCCCCACGGACGAGGCTGGAAATGCGACCGAGCAGCCTGGCAGAACTACACCAAGCCGGCATTTTCAGGCGCACCAGGAGGAGACTGGGTACACATCGAAATCTCCAACGAGCACGCCGACGATCCCGACTACATCAACCACTGGTTCCTGTATCTGATCGGAGACATGCCACCGACCGCTGCCCAAGCACCGCAGGCGACACCGATCCGTGCCTACCCAGGCACCTCGCTCCGACGAGGCAGCAAAGGCGACGCCGTCAAGCTCGTCCAGCAAGTGATCGGAGCACACCAGGACGGTGACTTCGGACCCAAGACGGAGCAAGCCGTCCGTAACTGGCAGGCAGCTCATCCCGAAGCCGGTCCAGCGGACGGCATCGTCGGACCACGCACGTGGGCTGCGATGTTCCCATGACCAGTGCGTAACAGGCTCCTCACCGCATCGCAGCTCGCCCTCGGCATCCTGTTCAGCGTCGCCATCTTCACACCCGTCGAGGCTGGCAGCACCACCATCAGCTCAGAGAGCGATCACTACTTCACGCTCGACGAGACCAGCCTCGTCATCATCTACGGCAACAGCAACACCTCCTGCACCAACTACAGCGTCGACCCATACCTGTGGCTGTACGACAGCGACGACACGCTCATCGCCCAGGACGACGACGGCAACCACAACCAGAACGACCAATGCGTGTCCGCCAAGTTGTACGAAACGCTTGACGCAGGCACCTACCGCATCCGAGCCGGATACTTCCCCCAGCAGCAAGGCATCGGATACGAAGGCGGACAGTACGACCTCTCCCTAAACTTCGACACATGGACAGGGACGACGACGAGCTCGAGCAGCAGCACTACTACGTCGACCTCGACGACCTCCACATCCACGACGACGGCACCGTCCACCTCGACAACGACGAGCACCTCCACCACTTCCACCTCGTCAACGACGACAACGACGAGCACGACAACGACCTCGACGACTACTTCGACGACGAGCAGCGTCCCAGCGACGATCGCTGAACCAGCACCACCGCCACCGCCACCGCCACCGCCACCCACAACGACCAGCTCGACAACGACAACGAGCTCGACCACCACCACCAGCACAACCACCACAACGACCATCCCGCCGACCACAACCACGACCCCGACAAGCACCACGACAACAAGCCCCAGCACCACCACGACGAGCTCGACGACGACAACCACCACACCGCCCACAACGAGCTCGACAACAACCATCCCGCCAACAACCACCGTCAAACCGCCACCAGCAACCGACGCACCCACCATCGAACAAGAACAAACCTCGAACATCACCGACAACACCACCAGAGAAGCAATCCAGGCGATCGTCGAACAAGAGCAGGACATCACCACCGAACAGCTCGAAACCGTCATCGAGCAGCTCGACGAGCTCGAACCAGAAACCATCGCAGCCGTCATCGCAGCCCTCACCGAAGCACCAGACGACATCAAAGAGCAGTTCGAAACAGCCGTCAACATCTTCGAAGGCGCATACGACGACTACATCCCAACCGGCTCCACCGTCGACGTCGCCACCCGCAGAACGATCACCGCAGCCTCTGTCATAATTAGCGGAGCACCAACCGTCACCGCTCGCAGGAGAACCAGATGAAATACCTACGGCTCCTGGCAGAGACCGCCGTCATGACCGGAGGACTACTCCTCGTCCTCATCACACTCTCCGGAGCAACCAGAGAAGCAGCCATCTGGATCAGCGGTGCCTCCGTGTTATTCTTCGTCCTATCCCAAGTCGCCAACGACGACTAGAACGGAGCCGCCATGACCACGATCCTCGCCAAGCGACTCTCCGCCAAATTCATCGCAGCAGCCATCCCCAACGTCCTCGCCGGAACCCTCATCGTCGACGTCGCCATCTGGAAGGCAGCAGTAATGGCAGGAGCCGTCGCCACCCTCGGAACCATCCAAGCACTCGCCGTCGCCTACAAAGACGGCAAACTCACCGCAGCCGAAATTGAGCAAGCCTTCAACCGCTGACCGACACCAGCAACCCATGAGAACCGTACTGCTCCGCATAGCCTCCGTGTTCACCTACTCGTCAATGGCGACGATCGGTGGCGGAGCCATCATCGGAGTCGAAGTGTGGAAAGCAGCCGTCCTCGCCGGACTCACCAGCTCCGTCCACGTCCTCGAGAAACTCGCACGAGCCTACGCAGACGACGGAGTCATCACCACCGAGGAACTCAACGCAGCCTTCCAAATCTCAACGGAAACAGACTGATGCCTGCCTGGGTAACGCTCCTCGTCGCTGTCATCGCACCAGGCGGAATCATTGTTACGCTTCTAGAAAGACTCCGACGAGAGAACAGCCGAGACCACCAAACCAACTCGCAACTCCTTCGACGCATCGACGACAAAGTCGACCACCTCGGCAACCGCATCACCGACCACATCGAATGGCACCTCGACCAGGAGAACAACGAAGCGAAGTAACACCAACTGCCCACCGGAGGAAACAAATGCCCGACATGACTGACTTCGACCGAGAGAACTCGCCCAAGAAACCCAGACGCAAAGTCGACCTCATCCTCGACGAGCTCGAAGGAACAGAACGCCACACCGCCCTCATCACAGCCCTCGACGACCGGTCCTACACCTCCGCAGCGATCAGCAGAGTGCTCCGCTCCTGGGGACACGACATCACCGAAGACTCCGTCCAATCGTGGAGAACCAGCCGATGAGCGACCACGAGCTCCCAGACTTCGATCTCGCCACCGAGAACGAAGAACTGCGACGTGCCCTCCACCGGCAACAGAGAGCAACCAGACAAGCCAAACTCAAGACCAGCGCACTCATCGACGCCGTGCACCGAGCAGCCAAAGACGCTGCGATCACCGTCGGACCCGCCCACACCCACCCCAAACCGACAGCGGACAGACGGAAACGGCACGAAGAAGTCGCCCTCATCCACGCCACCGA